CCTTAGAAGGTTTACGGCCCGTAAATTCGATATGTTCCATGTTGATCCCCTTATTTAACTAGAACGTCAAAATATGCCAGCATCAATGCCAGCGCAGCACAAAAAAGAACAATGCCAAAAATGGCCTCAATGATCACTGTTTTCATTGCATGGCCTCTTGAATGTCATACGTTTTGCAAACGAAGGAATAACCCAAAGCCTGAATGCGCTTAAGGTTTGCTGATGTAAGGGTAGACGTTCCCGCTATAGATGCAAAGATCTTAGCCTGGGTGCATAAGGGGTATGCAACAACATTGCCATAAACCCGTTTGATTTCAATTTGTATTTCCATATTGACACCTATTAAAAAAGAAAAGAATCAATTCTTATAAAGATTAAGCCAGATAACAGCTTCTTTTTTTGTTGGGCAATAGCGTATTACTTGATCCCCAACTTTAACAATCCATTCCACAATTGCCGTAGTTCTACCATTGTAGGATTCTTTGCGATATAAAGAAGCTTTGCCTTCGGTTTGCTTGAGTTCTAGCATTGTTGACACCTATTAAGTTGATACATTCCGATTGAATGTGCATTTATGATAGCAAAGAAAAAGAAAAAAACAGTAGGTGAAAACCCTAGGTTTAGGATCTTTAAACCCTTAAGGGATAACCCTGATATGGTTTGATTTTGTAGCCACAATTAGAAAAAGAAAAGAAGGGATAACCCATTCCATGTGCTTCACTTCAAGTAAGGGATAGTAAAGGGGATATATAAGGATACATAAGGGATAGAGACAAGGCGTAGAGCATTGATAGACCTAGATCAAAACGGATAGACTATCTTTCAAGCACCGATGCATCAACACCCAATGCGCCCATGAGACAGATAGTTATAAATCATAACTAAATGCAAACCTAGGGTTTACCCTAAGCTGTACAGATAGACAGTACTGGATGGATCTACAGTAGGGTTTACCCTTAAGGGTTTCTACGTAAGGGTAGGGTTTACCAGTAAGGGTTTACCCCCCCCTATCGATAAAGGGAGGGGGCGGTGGTGGAGGGACATAAACACACATCAAAATACAAATAAACAGATAGACCCCCCTACCCCTCCCCCCAACAACAAAAGATACCTCCAAAAAAATTTTTTTATAGTTTAGAATTTGTAGACATTAAATCAAGGAGAAGATATGGCAGGATTTCCTATGAGGAGAGCGTTGGAGAAGAAGATAGAGAGTCTGGGAGGGATAGAGTTCGTCACAGCTCACATAAGCCAAGGAATGACAATAGGACGCTTGGCTGAGTTCATAGAGTGTTCTAGGCCTATGTTGTCTTTCTGGATAAACCATACTGATGAGCGTAGAGATGCGGTCCTGAAGGCTCGTAAGCTAAAGGCTGAGAAACTGGCTGAAGAGGCTTTAGAGATTGCGGATGAGGCTGATGAGACATCCAATAGTGGAGTTAACAAAGCTAGACTCCAGGTCGATACCCGTAAGTGGATGGCCTCTAAGTTGGATCCTGAGAACTATGGAGACACTGCTAAAACCCAAGTAAATATCAGTTTGGGTGATCTACACCTCCAAGCTCTAAAGCACATGGGTAAAGTCCAAGAAGTGACCACACTGGAAAACAATGAATAACCCCTTTATCCAGTTCATCACCCTATACAGGGCTGATCCTGTTCTGTTCGTCAAAGAAGTACTTGGAGTAGAGCCTGATGAATGGCAGCAAGACTTCTTGAACGCTGTAGCCTCTGGTGAACGAAAGATTAGTATCAGGTCTGGTCACGGGGTTGGTAAGTCAACAACTGCTTCTTGGGCGATGTTGTGGTTTTTACTTACTAGATATCCTGTAAAAGTAGTGGTGACTGCCCCTACTTCTGCCCAACTTTATGATGCCTTGTTTGCTGAACTAAAGAGGTGGGTCAAAGAACTGCCCCAACCTATCCAAGAGCTACTTGATGTCAAACAAGAGAGGATTGAGCTGAAGGCTTCCGCTACTGAGGCGTTTATCTCTGCTAGAACAAGTAGAGCTGAACAACCTGAAGCCCTACAAGGCGTTCACTCTGATAACGTGATGTTGGTAGCTGATGAGGCTTCTGGCGTTCCTGAAGCAGTGTTTGAGGCCGCTGCTGGATCTATGTCTGGTCACAACGCTTTGACCATCCTTCTGGGCAACCCAGTAAGGTCTTCTGGCTTCTTCTTTGAAACACACAACCGACTGAAAGACGAATGGTGGACTAGACGGGTGTCCTGTATTGACTCTACCCGTGTCAGTAAAGAATACGTAGAAGACATGAAATCCCGTTATGGCGAGGAAAGTAACGCCTATCGAATTCGTGTTCTAGGAGAGTTTCCCCGTAGTGATGATGACACGATTATCCCTATGGAACTGCTTGAATCTGCCAAACATCGAGACACTAGAGCCTACGAAGATGCTCCTATAGTCTGGGGACTAGACGTAGCCCGATTTGGTTCCGACTCGTCAGTTTTGTGTAAGCGTCAATCGAATGTAGTCCACACTCTAGAGCGGTGGAGGAATCTTGACCTGATGCAGTTAACAGGTGCTGTGGTGGCCCAGTACGAAGCTTGTGACCACAAAAGTAGACCTGCTGAGATTCTGGTTGACTCTATTGGTCTTGGAGCGGGTGTTGTTGACCGACTCAGAGAGCTAAAACTTCCCGCTAGGGGGATCAATGTGTCTGAAAGTCCTGCAATGGGCGGTACTTATCTGAACCTGAGAGCGGAGTTGTGGCACAAGGCCAAGGCTTGGTTGGAAAAGAGGGACTGCAAGATCCCTAATAACGAAGATTTGATCGGGGAACTGGCAACAGTTCGGTACACCTTTACATCTAACGGCAAGATCAAGATTGAGTCTAAGGATGATATTCGCAGGAGGGGATTGAAATCTCCTGACATGGCTGATGCTTTTGTGTTGACATTTGCATCAGATGCCGCCACCATCTCATGGGGATCAAACAATTCATGGGGTAAGCCGATTAAAAGGTTAATCCGAGGACTTGTTTAATTGCCGTTGCCACTTTTGAGCTACCTAATAAGTAGCTCTTTTTTTATGCATCTTTCCAATTTCTATTGCTTGTAATTGCATATATTGCTTGAACTGTTACGCCAAAAGAATCTGCCAACATTTTGTGAGTTACACCATTTTGAGATAGGTGTTTAATTGCTTTAGCACCACTTTCGTTGATTATTGATCTTCCGTTGTTTGATCCTTTGTAAATTCCATGTTTTACTGAATCTGCAACATTTTGTGCATTTGTTCCGTATGCAAGATTTTCAACTTTGTTGTTGTATCTGTTGCCATCAAGATGACGAACTACTAACCCATCTGGTCGTGGTTTTATAAAAACATGGGCAACTAAAGTGTGAATGTATAACGACTTTTGAGGTTTCCCATCCATTGACTTTACTGATACACTAAGGTAATGTGTTTTATCATTTAGCTTTCTGAAAAATCTTCCATCTTTCCTGATGGCAGCAAATCTTCCGTGATTGCTAATTTCGTATAATCCTTCATAATTCGGTACAGGCATCCATACTTCAGGAGAATTTTCCATGATGAGTCCTAAGCAAAAAGAAAAAGTAGCCAAAGTATATCAGGAATTTAAAGATAAAAAACTTCATTCTGGCAAAGGTGGTCCAGTTGTGAAAAATCCTAAACAAGCAGTTGCCATTGCTTTAAGCGAAGCCCGTGCCATGCCAAAACGTGGATCTAGAACTGCTACTAATCGGAGCAAGAAATGAAACCTGGTCTATACGCCAACATCAATGCCAAACAAGAGCGCATAAAAGCTGGCTCCAAGGAAAAGATGCGTAAGCCTGGCACTAAGGGCGCTCCTACTGCCAAAGACTTTAAACAAGCGGCTAAGACTGCTAAGAAAAAATGATTAAGCGTGGTTCAGAGCAATTTTCTGGTTATAACAAACCAAAGAAAACTCCTAACCACCCAAAGAAAAGCCATGCAGTATTGGCTAAATCTGGTGACGAAGTAAAATTAATTCGCTTTGGTCAACAAGGTGTTTCTGGTAGTCCAGATGGATCTAAGAGAAACGAAGCATTCAAAGCCCGTCATGCTCAGAACATTGCCAAAGGCAAGATGAGTGCAGCGTTCTGGGCAAACAAAGTAAAGTGGTAATTATGAAATGCCCTATCGCAACCTATGACATCAAGGCCAACCTGAAGGCTCGCAATTGGGCGATCAAGAATGTTGACTATGGTCCTGCCAATCCTGAAGAGGAAAACGAAGAGTACTGGCAGAACCTTGCTGATATGTGGGATGTATCTATTGATGATGTTCAAGAGATGCGATGCGGTAACTGCGCTGCCTTTATCCAAACTCCAGAGATGA